AACTGATGTGTTTTCTGATATTTTCATTTTTTCTTTTTTGGTTTATTTTCAAATATTTTATTTACCCAAGCTATATAGCGATCTGCTATATCACAGAATTTATATATAAATTTGTCAATCATTTGTAGGTACAGGTAATGTTAAAAATTTATCACCCATTAAAGTGATTCCAGGATTTTCTTTTTTGTAGTCATCTTTTAATTCATCCCATAAACTAGTAGTATTAGGTCTAGTATTAGATTTTGATGGAGTTACACCTGTACATTTTGATACTAATAATCTAAAGTTTTTATTCTGTGCAAGACTAGGGTTACTGTTAACTCTACCACACATTTTCATTAATTCCAACTGCTGTTTTAGTTCCATGTTTTCTTGCTGCACTTGTCTGAATTGTTTAGTGCAAGCTGTGCCTATGTAATGTCTATAAGTTACACTAAGACGGTCGTTATCACTATTATTATCATAATTACTAGAACTAGAACTGTGTCTGTAATCATTGTCCCGGTTTTCTGTTTCGATTCTAACATCGACTTCACCAGTTCTGCAGCTATTGGTCCCATTAGTTAAATACTCGTTTCTTGGATATGCAGGTTTTGCAAACACTGTCAGTATTATAAACATTGTAATTAATAGTGCAGTAAATCTGTAATCCATCCTGAGAGTCTCCATACATTACCTACTTAAATCTTTAATATCATAGTCGTGTTCCCGTACCTGGTCGGAGAGCACTCGATACATATTCTCTGCCATCTGCCACGTTGCTTCTGCTGATGATAGTCTTGTGTTTTGATCTGAAAGTTTTTCTTCTGCTACAGTTAAATCTCTTTTAAGATTTACTATTTGAGTCTGATTAGAATTAATTGTGTCTGTTAGATTGACAATATACTTAACGCCCGTAAAGGTTCCAAAAAGTACCGATGCTATTACCGGTATTAGTACAAAGTTTTTTTTGAACAGTTCCGCTATTGACATGACAAACACTCTTCCCCTTGATTTTTAGGATCATTACACTCACAAGGATCACAAGAACAAAGACCGTACACGTCTGAGTGGAACTCATCCAAGCAATGACACGCATGACCACATTTTTTACATTCATTTTTATTTTTTTTTAATTCCATAGAATTTATCCCTAATCATTAGGTAAAAAGCTGTTATATATATAGTTAAAAAAGTTCCGGCTAATAGTAATAATAAGCCCAACTGCATCAATATATCTATGATGAGATAAAGTATTTTATCAAAGATCTTTCTTATATGAAAGAAATATTTTATTTTATTTTGCCCCAACTGGAACCTTTTTTATAATTTACCTTGTTTTTAACTTCAAGGATAATGGAATTTTCCATTGTTTTCTGTACAATTTCAGCATCATTACTGTTATTTTTTATAGATAAACAAAGTTCGTCATGAATTTGTATTTGAGGTAAGATACCTTGTGCATACAGATCTACCATGGCTTTTTTAGTCATGTCTGCCGCACTCCCCTGAATTAACCTGTTCAAAGCTTTGTAAGTAAATGCAGGTTTGTAATAGTTATCAAAATCTTTCATGTAATTATCTGCTACATGATCTTTAAATTTTTCTAATAACTCAGCTTTAAATGCTGTCTCTGCGGCTTTTCTATCTAAAATAGGTACAGGTTCATACCTATTAATTAAATTGTTCCATTCTCTATTTCTTGTTTCCCATTTATTAAATCTACAGAACCTATCTTCTAATGTAAAAAGAAGTTTATGTTCTTCTGCAAACTCAATCAAATCTTGTGATAGCTGTCTTACAAAAGGGACTTTAGCGTGATAAGCAGCAAATAATGCATTGGCTTTCTGTCTAGTTAAGTTTAATTCACTAGCTAATTTTATTTTACCCATACCATAGAAGAGTCCTAAGTTAATAGTCTTGGCCATGGTCCGTGATATCTGAGCCATGTCTGCAACGATCTGGTGGAAGTCTGCATCCTCCTTGTTAAACTCATCTTTTAAATTATCTGTTCCAGGTAACCCTAATTTAAGAGCGTAGTGTACCACGATCCTTGGTTCTTGTTGCGAGTAATCAAAACTACCCCACACACAATCATCCTCAGGTAAAAATAATTCTCTCATCTTCTTACCTATAAAACCTCTTGATGGTATTTGTTGTAAGTTAGGGTTAGACATAGAGAATCTTCCAGTTACAGTTCCTCCGTCGTCCGATCTAATCTGATTGATGTCTGCATGTATTCTACCCTCGTGTACAAAACCCAATAGTCCTTCAATAAAAGTATTTTTAGTTTTATCAAAGTTTCTTGCTTTAGCTATAAGTCTTAAATATTTATTTTTATGAGTAGATAAATAATCTTTAGGAAGTTGAGGTAGACCCGTTTTAGTTACTTTATAGTCTTCAATATTTTGATGATCTAACAAAGCTTTAATAGAAGAAGCTGCCCACATTTCTATTCTAATGTTAGTTTTTCTTGCTATATAATTTATAATATTATTTTTAGTTTTTTCTAAACGTTGACCAAATGCTTTAGCTTTTTCGACATCTATCTTAACGCCTTTAAACTTCATGTCAACTAAACAAGGAAATAGTTTAGTTTCTAATTCAAATATTTTTCTACATGTTTTTGGTTCTTTGATTCCTTTTTCATTAATTTTAACATATAATATTTCGTCCAATTTTGTTTCAAATAAAGTCCAAAGTTTTAAAGTTAAATTAACATCTTGTTCTGCATAACCTTTTACTAATTCGTAAGGTAATTTATGCATGTTAGACATTGGATCTTTAATAGTTCCTTTTGACCAAGCTAAGACTTGATCCGCTAAATCATATTTATATTTAGTTTCATTTAAATAAATTTTACTAATTGCATCTAAAGAATATCTCATTCTTGTTTCATCAAGTACAGATGCTGCAATCATAGTATCTAATAATTCACCCTTAAGCATATCTCCTGTAGAAGATCTAATCCAACATACGTCGTACATTGCATTATGAAATACCTTACGTATGTTTTTGTTTTGAAAGAGGTGTTTGTTTAAGTAATCCCATGTCTCAGCCGGATCTAAGTTCTCTGTCATGGCGTGAGCTATTGGAAAATATAACGTTTGTTTGCTTGTAGCGATTGCAATTCCTGTAACAAAACCATCTTTTCTTATTGCACCTAAACCTTTAGTTTTTAAATTAGGATCATAAGTCTCTAAGTCAATTGCAACAATATCTATATCAGTTAAATCTAGATCTTTTAGTTGTGGAACTGTACACATTATTTGTAATCCCTTTCTTTAATCATTTCTAAGTAATGTATTGCTTTATCAATATCTTCTAACTTACCCTTTGATTGATGTCTACAGATATATTTAATTGCATTACCTTCTGCAAAAAGTAATTTATTTTTATTTATAAACTCTGCCGGCTGTATTTCCATGTACATATAATGCGTACCTGAAACTTGTTTTTTATAAGCACTCATGTCTAACTCCTAGTGTTGTTGTGTATTTTCCTGGGCTCTTTGCTAAAGTCCAGTAATCAAAAATACCTCTGCTGTAAGCAGTGTATTTTAATCTTAGTGAAGTAAAGTAAAAATCTTTTTTTGTAATGGTCTCATCAACAATAACATTATCAAAGGTCAGTCCCTTAACTGTGTGTATGTTGCCATAAAAGACTTGAACCTTGTCATCAAATTTAAATCCTTTGCTTAAAACTTTTTTAATATAAATTAATTTTTCTTGTGTAACTTTAGAAGGGATTCTAACTAAATCAAAATCGGTGTATTGTTTAGTTTCTTGTTTTAATAAGCCTTTGTCAATTAACTGGTCCACTGTGTAATCTTGTTTGATCCAACCATCAAAAATTTCTTTATTAGCTTTGCCTCTAACAATTACTTTGCTACCCATGTAATCCCAAAAATCTTTGACTTGAGTTAAACTTACAGCCTCACCTTTTATAAAATCAGGCCAAACTTTGTGCGCTCTTAATTCTTTCTTAGATACGTAAGAAGTGTTATCCACATGACTAAATTCTAATCCGTGTTTAATAAAAAAATTTCTACAACGTATGTCGCTAGGTGTTCCTCTGTAAGTAAATAGAAAAGTTTCAGTTGTATTTTTAATTTTATCTAACAAAATATCTAAATGACCCGATTGTTCTAAATTTGGTAAATAATATCCATTACCTTTAATAATTTCTCCCACAGAACCCTTATTATGCCTCTCTGAGTACTTAGCTGATGTCCACACCCTATGAGACCCGTAGTGGTCCCAAATAGGCTCTATGGCCTTCCTACAGTGTTTATTAATAGCTTCACTACATCTTTTACCTTCTTTAAGCTCATCATAAGGATTAGCTGCTAATTTGTGATATTTGTCTGCATCAGAGCCAGAGTACTCAAATAAAGTTTGATCTGCATCTCCTACTAAATAATAATGACTTTCTTTTACATTTTTTGACATCTTCTCAATAGCTTTGGTCTGAGGTACATTACTGTCCTGGCACTCATCAATAACCAATGCGTCAATCTCTGGATCTTTTACATCAGGATGTAAAAAATCTTCTACCATGTCAGCGTAGTCACATTTGTTATTATCTTTGTGTTTTTTGTAATCTGTATAAATTTGATACAAAGTTTTAATTAATTCAATTGTGTAAGGTTTATAAGAATCTTTATTACATATTTTCCAATACTCTTCTAAAGTTTTACCATGTCCTCTTGCATCAGAAATATATCTATAGAACTTATGTTTTCTTTCTATATCTGTTTGAGGATCTAATTTAAAATACTTCTCTTGTATAATTAAATTCTTGTGATCATCTAAATCAAATTTCTCTTTGGGTAATAATCTACCTTTACAATAACTATGAATTGTAGATATTGTTTTCTTCATAGACTTTAATGTAAATCCTCTACCTTGCATCTCTGGAAGTTTAAGAACAGCTTCTTTAATTTGATTAGCTGCTACGTTTGTGTGTGATAAGATTACTATCTTCTCTGGTTGATAATCTTCTTTTAATAATTGTTTGTACAACCCTAGAATAAAATCATGGGTTTTACCTGTACCTGGAGGACCTGCAATAAATCTAGGCTTCAAAATCTATCTCCCCTGTTGTCTCTGTAAACTCTCCTTCTAAAATAATATCTTCATTATCTATTCCTGGATTATCTATTCTCCATGATACCAATGATTTCTCTTTGTATTTACCCCTATTCTTTTTTGCTTTTAATATTCTTTGTAATTTTAAAACTAAATCAACTCTTTCAAAACTTATCTTTTGACTGTGTAAAAAATCTTCAAATCTATCTAAATTAAATTCTAATGAGTTTTTATTTTTACTAAAGTAAGGTAACCCGTAGTGAAATAATTCTTTCTTATCAGTGTAAGCTTTAGTTTGTTTAATATAATTTATAAAATATTTTTTAAATACTAATTGACCGTCTGCTTCATCTACATAATCTTCTGATTTTTTTCTAGACTCATATTTCTGTCTCATGATAACTTCAAAGTCTGAAGGTTTCATTTCTGGAATCCAAACTGATGCCATACTTATTACAGCATCATAAAATAACTTTTTGTTTCTAAGAGTAGGGCCGTCTAATATTATTTCTTTAGGCGTTGGAACCCCTTGAACAACTGCATTTATTTTAACAATGTACCTGTCTTGTCCATATTCTGTAATCTCTCCAATAGACTCTTCCGCAACTTCTTTACCCGTTCCATTAGATAAATTACTATCTTCTGTTGCAACCCAACTAAATAATTCTGCAATAGCTTTTGTAGAGCAACCAATAATTTCTGCCAACTTAGGTAAACCTAAATTCTTTTGTGCATCTTTACCTGTTGTACCTTTAGATCTTCTAGACTCTGATTCATTATCATTAGAAGCTATCGCAAGGTTATAAATAAATTCATCTATTTCGTGAGCACTCCATTTAGTATGTTTTAATAAGACTCCGGCAATAGCTGTACAATAACTATCTCTTTGTCCTTGTGGTGCATATAAAATACAAAGTGCAGTAGACAATGCAACTTTTCTTAAATCTGAATTTAAATCTCCAGGGTATTCATTAAACCCTCCAAACCTTTCCCATCTTACTATCTCATTTGCTTTACTGTGTTGAGATCCAGGAACAATTGTATACCTAGTTTCTCCATGTCTTATCTCACACAACATTAGACCGTGTGGTAAGTTTTGACAGTTACTATTCTTTTCAAATTCTTTAGGTAATGAGAACTGTTTAAATTTTAATTTACCTTTCCACCAGTAATGACTGTATGGATTACTACTTCTACCAGATACACTGTCGTGTATTGAAACATATTTTTCTATAAATCTTTTTGCAAGTTCATTGTCAATGTCACAATCAATGTCTTCATCTAATCTTAATGCTATCTCGCAGTGTAAATATTTCTCTTTCCATTCTTCTTTCGTAATTTTAAAATCAGGTTTATTCCAACCTTTGACAATTGGTAAACCTTTTATACACGGTATAATAACCCTGCCTAAATCTAGCCAATGCTCATAAGTGGTCGGACCACTATTATGTAAATTTTCTACCATCATAAATTTTTTATGGGCGAGTCCAGTCTCCCTTCATCGCCCACTTCCTAGGAACTTATAAATTTATAGTTTTTTTAGGTTCTTCTTGATTTTCCGGTTTAGCTTCAACTTCTCCTGTACCAACTCTGTCAGCGAAATTTTTAGCTATCTCGTACACGCCTTTATCCTGTATAGGACCAACTTGTGATACATCCCATCCAAACCATGTTCCTTTGTCATTTGACATTTGAACAGTCTTTAGTTTGTAAATGTGGCTGAATGTTGGCGGTGTAAATAAACCATTCTTACCTTGTAGTTTGATACCCATCATCATTGAGTTCCATTTTCTACTAATTTTTAATTGAGTAGCTTTCATAGAAATCAATGCAGTTGTTGGACTATCTCCTAACAAAATTACAAAATGATTAGCTGTGTTTTCAATATAATTACCATTAGGTAATCTATCTTTGTATGATTTGTCACGAGTAGTTTTACTCATGATATCACTTTCAGCACCATGAATTGCAACTGGAGCACCCGTACTATTGCCCCTATCTTGCCATTCAACTAATTGTCTCTTGTAATGAACTGGAAGTACATCAACACCTTTAGCACCGTCATAACATTTACCGCTAACTGTATTTAATATCATTCCTGGTTCAGCACCTTCGATGTATTTTGCATGTACCTTATTTACTTCTGGTGATAGTTGTCCTAACACTTTTAGAAATGGTAATGCCATATCATCTTGAGACATATTTTCTGCGCCTTGATTTGCATCAGCTTCAAACATGTTGACTGCTAATGCGCCTGCTTCTTCTTTTTTTACTACATTGTTCATGGTTATTGTTTCCTTTTGATTGTTGTTTTATTTCCAACAAATACGTTGAAAAGTTCCGTTGGCATTTCTTTACCTGCCTCTATACGCTCACGGACTAACGCTTTCAGAGTCATGGGTTCTACCTTCAACTTTTGTGTCGGTTGGAACCCTTGACCCTTCGCAAGATCAGCATATGATGCTGCCTTGTTATCCTCGTTACGACCAAAAGATACTGAGATCTCGTTCTTAATAATATCTCCTAGTCCATTGTTACGAAGCCAGTTAAAAGCCGATTCTTTATTTGCTTGTGTAATTGAAGCACTATAATTCGGCTTAACATCTACCGAAGATCCATCTACAAGTTTAAGGTGGGATAGACCCATCTCAGCCATTAGTGTAGGGATTACCTCGCTAGATAAATACTCAAAATTCTTTTTTTTATCTTTTAGGATTTCTTCAGATTGTTCTATTTCTTTTTGTAATTGATCTAGTTTTTCAACTTGATCTGCCAGGGACTGAATATTATCAGTTTTACCTAACATCGTTTGTTTGTCTTCTTCAAAATTAATTGTCATCAATTTCTCCTTTCTCGTATAGATTGATTTCTATAGGATAATATTTGCTTTCTTGCTTATCCCATTTTAACAACTTGTAGTTACCGTTAGTCATGTCAGAAACTATAGAACACGCTACACCAATAATTGCAGGATCTCCAGTTAATAATAAATAATCATCTTTACTAAAATTCTTTAAAGATTTTCTTAATTTATAAATTAATGGTCCTGGTGAAAAAATTATCTGTGATAACTCTGGTAATAAAAATTTTAAATTACCGTAGTTAGATGCACCCATAATATTTATTTTAGGTCTCCCATCTTTTGTTCCTGGTACTTCTTGTATTACGTATACTATATTTTCTTTCATGCTTGACAATATAGTCATAAATGTTATCTTGTCAATAGAAAGAAAAAATAAATTTAACAGAAAGTTATTATGGATTACAAGTTTAAAACAAAACCTTTTGCACATCAAATGACTGCATTAGAAAAGTCATGGAACAAAGAAACATTTGCATATTTTATGGAAATGGGAACTGGTAAAACAAAAGTTTTAATTGACAACATGGCTATGCTTTATGACAAAGGCAAAATAGATGGTGCTTTAATTGTTGCACCTAAAGGTGTAATTAAAACTTGGTATGAACAAGAAATACCTACACACTTACCTGACCACATTGAAAAATTAACTATTTTGTGGCAAGCAAATATTACTAAATCACAACAAGATAAATTAGATTCTTTATTTGCAACTGAAGAAACATTACATATTTTAATTATGAATGTTGAATCTTTTAGTACAGAAAAAGGAAAAGACTTTGCATTTAAATTTTTAAATTCTCACAAAGCTTTGATGGCTATAGATGAGTGTACAACTATTAAAAATCCTAGTGCTAAAAGAACTAAGAATATAACTTATTTAGGAGAAAAAGCTAAATACAGAAGAATTATGACCGGTTCTCCAGTGACTAAAAATCCATTAGATTTATTTTCTCAATGTAATTTTTTAAGCCCTTGGCTATTAGACTTCACTTCTTTTTATGCATTTAGAAATAGATACGCAGAAATGAAAACAATTAATGTTAGTGGTCGATCTATACAAATAGTAAATAAATTTCAAAACTTAGGTGAGCTATCTGAAACACTAAAAGAATTTTCTTACAGAGTTTTAAAAGAAGATTGTCTGGACTTACCTCCAAAGACTTGGACTAAAAGGCATATCACATTGACTCCTGCTCAAAAACAATTGTATGAGACAATGAAAAAACAAGCCTTCGCACATATGAACGGAAAAGTTACATCTACTGTAACTGTGTTAACTCAATTAATGAGATTACACCAGATTACTTGTGGACACTTCACAGCTGATGATGGAACGACTCAAGGTATTGCTAGTAATAGAATGAATGAGTTAATGAATGTTCTTGATGAGATAGAAGGTAAAGCAATTATCTGGGCTAACTATCAATACGACATAACTAATATAATTAAAGAAGTTGAAAAGGTCCATGGTCCGGGATCCATTGTTGATTATTATGGGCTCACGCCTCAAGATAAAAGACAAGGCCACATTATAAAATTTCAAAACGATGATAATTGTAGGTTCTTGGTTGGTACACCTCATACCGGCGGATATGGTATCACGTTAACTGCCGCCAATACCGTGATTTATTATTCTAATGGGTATGATTTAGAAAAAAGATTACAATCAGAAGATAGAGCACACAGAATAGGACAGAAAAAACCAGTGACTTATGTCGATATAATTGCTGAAGATACAATCGATGATAAAATTGTAGATGCTTTAAGAAAGAAGATAAATATAGCTTCTGAAGTCTTAGGAGAAGAATTAAAGTCATGGATTTAGTAGGATATACGCGTAGGCGCGCCCAAAATTTGAAATTAGAGATCTACGGCTTTGCCTATAATAGGTTTATATTTTGTTTTACCTTCTTCTCTATAAGCCCATAAAAATTGTTTTCTAGGCTTGTCTTCTATATAAGAACAGTGGCACCATCCAGATGAGGGTTCACCTTTTTTGTAGTGCTCGAGAATCATCTGGTCAAAGTCAAGATTTTTATATACCCAATCACAAAGTTCTGCATTGTCCACAGTAGGACATTCAAAATCTACGGCTTCGGCATCGCAGTGCTGACTATTAATTGAGCTACCTATAGCAACTGACAATTCAGGTGATCTATAACAACTAGTCACCACTACAGGACCAAAATGATCTCTGACGGGTTGTAAAATATTATCACAAATTAATTTTAACTTTTCTATCTGATCTGAGTTAGGGTTATTATCTATGCCCTTACGAACAGCGGTATCTGATTTAATTAATTCTTGAAGCGTAAAGTTCCTACTTAGATTCACAATAATATCCTCCTACTGGTTGTTTGTCATGGAAACCTTGTATCCAAATCTCTCCATTACCTGTAGAATAATTTGGATTCTTAACGTAGTATACTATCTTATCATAGAGTTGAGAACAAGACATTCCTGGTGGAACATCAATAGGTTTAAATTCGTATAGAGTACTTGAGAGTACGATTATTAAAATAAGTTTCACTTTATTTAGTTATTAACATGAAGAGCATACTAGCCATACCCGCGATCAAAAATCCAACAGATGTCAGTAAAATAGTTTCTATTCTACAGATCTGTTTTTCTATTGCACTAATTTTTTGATGTGTTTGTTTCTGCATGATCCTGCAAAGTTTTTCGTGATCTTCTATTTTTTGTAAAGCGTTTTTAACCATTAAGTTGTCTGCCTTTTTGCAATTACTTGTTCACTTGGAGATAATAATGCTTCTTGAGTTGTTGTCAAGCCTGTGGCTTTATTAATTTGTGGTGCACTTGCTACTAATTTAGGCTGACCTGATTCAGGTAGCGGAGGTGTAGGTAGTTCAGTTTGTAACCCTGTCTTAGGTGCTCCAGGAACTATTAAATCTTTAACTGCTCCAGGAATTTTTCTAATAGTTCTTTCAATAAATCCTTGTTCCAAAACAGGTTTCCCCTGTTGATCATACATTATATTACCCTCTTCATTTGTTTGATATTTTTCTCTATCAGGATAATATCCTCCCTCAAATTGTTTTGTCTCTTCATTATATGTTTCAGGGAAAAATTTAACATTACCGTAAGCTGCTTTAACTCTATCTAATTTTGTTTGAGGAAATAAAAAAGTTCTGTTTGCTGAATAATAAAAATCTTCATTATTTTTATTAAGATTTTCCATTTGATCTTTAACGGCTTTAACTTTGTTTTCAAATCTAGGTTTAGAATAATTAACTGGAGTAAATCTACCTGATATAAGATTATTGATTAATGCGGAAGGAGTACCTTGAGCTTTCATAATCTCAAAAATTTTACCTCTAGATAAATCTAATAGTTCTAAGTCTTTCATTCTAATATACATATCCCTTTGAACTCTTAAAGCTTCTTGTTGCATTTGATCGAATGTCTTAACCATATCTGTTGGCGTTTTACTTGCAAAATTTGCTACACTATAAAATTGTTCTGTCTCATCCACTGCTCTTAAGTTAGCATTCATTGTACGTGTAAAATATCTAAGATCTTTTTTAACATCAATTCTAATGATCCGTGTTCCA